CATAGATCGTATTGACTACTCATCTGACACTTCTACTGCAAGTGTGAGAGGTCCACTATCATCAACTGCTTATTATTATCCATTGGCTTTTGCTGCGACCGGTGATACTACGTACGGATGGTTTGGTGGAGGATACGCAGCCTCTTCTATTGTAAATCGCATAACATATGCGACCGATACAGCAACAGCAACTAAACGCGGCCCTTTAGCTTTGGGTCGAGGTTATTCAGGTGCTACCGGTAATACCACTGACGGTTGGTTTGGTGCCGGGGATGTGGGTGGTTTTAATACTTCATCAGTAAACCGAATAACATATGCAACAGATACAGCCACTGCAAGTGTAAAGGGTCCACTAAGTTTAGCAAGAAGAGGTTTAGCAGCCACTGGCACTACTACATACGGTTGGTATGCAGGTGGATCTGTAGGTGCTCCATTTTACAATGGAGTATCACTGGTAGATAGAATCACCTATGCAACTGACACTGCTACTGCAAGTGTGAGAGGTACATTAACATCTGCTCGCCAAAATTTTGCTGGAGTAACAGATAGTACTACATATGGTTGGTTTGGTGGTGGTTATGCTTATGGTATTGGACATGTATCAATAGTGAATAGAATAACATATGCTACTGATACTGCAACAGCAGATGTTCGTGGTCCAATGGCTCTAGTTACTGGAATGTCATCCGGATCTTCTGGTATAGCATCATAATATTATGATCCCTTTTTATATATAAAAAATATACAGGAACATTTCAATCACATGCAACCTCAGGCGTACAATAATAGGATAAAGGATAAAGAATGTCAATAACAATAACAACGGGTGGAATAACAATGACTGGTGGAGGTGTAAGCTTTAGTGCCGCACCACCCTCAGAAGCAACAGCAGGATGGTTTGGGGGAGGATATAGTCCTTTTTACTCAACAGTAGATCGTATTACTTTTGCAACAGATACTGCAACTGCAACAGTTAGAGGACCTTTAAGTACAGCTACCTTTAGGAATGTAGGGGTTAATACCTTTACTTATGGGTGGAGTGCAGGTGGTAGAGTTCCTGGGAGTCCACCTCAATCAACTATAAGTCGTATTACATATGCAACTGATACTGCAACTTCAACTAATAGAGGTCCTTTAGCAGGCGCGGTATATGCCGCAGGAGCAACCACTGATAATACTACATATGGCTGGATTACCGCAGGTGATAACGGTGGCTCCACAAAAACTAATATACAGCGTATAACATATTCAACTGATACCGCAACTGCAAGTAATCGTGGATTTTTGGGTGGGTATCTAGGAATACGCAGCCTAGCAGGTACCGGTAATAGTACATATGGATGGTTAGGTGGAGGAGAGCCTGGAAACGGAACTGCTAGATCAACTGTTGCTAGAATAGTTTATGCTACTGATACTAATAATACTACCAATAGAGGTCCATTAAGTTCTGCTAGATATCGGGTAAGTGCAATTGGTAATACTAACTATGGTTGGTTTGCGGGAGGCCTCCCGGGAACATCAACAATAGACCGTATTGATTTTGCAAACGATACTGCAACAGCCAGTATTCGTGGACCATTAACCTCAGCAAAGTCAGCCACTGGCACCGCTGGTAGTAATGATTATGGTTGGATAGCAGGTGGCTCACCCACTACATCCGTCGTTAATCGTATTGATTATGCCAATGATACTACTACCACTAGCACTAAAGGTCCATTAAGTTTAGCTAGACATAGTATGGCAGGTATGTCAGGCATACAATAAAATATACGGGTAAGCTATCTCTACTATAAATATTTTTATATCAGGAGATAAAACATGACACAACGTATTCTTATTATGGGCTTGCCCGGCGCCGGTAAAACTTATCTGGCACAACATCTACTAGGACATCTACAAACAGCTAACAAACGTGTAGCTTGGCTTAACGCCGACGATGTACGTAAAAAATATAACGACTGGGACTTCAGTAAAGAGGGTCGAATTCGTCAAAGTCTACGTATGCGTGAACTAGCAGATGCAATGACCGATGTTGATTACGTCATCTGCGATTTTGTTGCACCATTAGTTGAAATGCGTAATAACTTCAAAGCTGATTGGACAATCTGGGTTGATACAATCACTGAAGGTAGATACGAAGATACTAATAAAGCATTCGTCCCACCAGAGGTATATGACTTCCGTATCACAGAACAAAATAGTGAAAAATGGAGTGAGTTCATCTTTGCACATATATACGACAATAGACGTAGACCTACATTTGATTGGAAAAAAGAAACAGTCCAGCAACTTGGTAGGTGGCAACCATGGCACGAAGGTCATCGTGCATTGTTTGAACGACTTATCCAAAAAACAGGACAAGTTGTTATTCAAATACGTGACTGTCAGGGATGGCAAGGAAGTAACCCATTTGAAATAGAAAAGGTCAAATCATTCATTAAACGTGATTTGGATATGCTATATCAGGGTCAATATGAAATTCAAGTGGTACCTAATATTGTACATATTGGATATGGCAGAGGTGTCGGATATACTATCGCAGAAGAAAAGTTTGATGATGCTATAACACAAATATCAGGAACTGCTATTAGGAAAAAATTAGGACTAACTTAAATGTTTGGGTGTTGGCACGATAAATAGATGTATGGACTCATTTGTTTATTGCTGGATCAACACAACGCTTAATAAAATCTATATCGGATGGCATAAGGGAAAAGAAGATGATGGATATATTTGTTCGTCAGCTTCTTCCTATTTTTGGAACGATTATAATAATTCAAATTATAAATGGGAAAGAATAATTGTATATAAAGGTACTATGCCAGAGTGCCAGCTAATGGAATCGACCTTACTAGATAGTATAGATATAACATCTGACGATGTATACAATAATAGAAATAATTTAATGTTTAATTTAACAGATGAGGTGCGAATGAAATTAAAAAAAGCTGCCTTAAATAGAGGTAAAGATCCAAAATACAGACAACTACAAGCTGAAAGAACTAGAGCAAGTTGGGAAGCAAATCCAGAACGTAGGATTATACAAAGTGAAAAAGCCAAACAACAAGTAGTGACTGATGAAACTAAAACAAAAATAAAACTAGCAAGGTCTAAACAGATTATTACTTCAGAGTCACGTGATAAAGCTTCAGCCAAAATTAAGAATGCACCTAATGTTATATGTCCCCACTGTAACAAAACTGGAAGATATTTAGGTAGTATGAAAAAGAAACATTTTGAAAATTGTCCAGATAAATGACAGAAGTGACTCATTTTAGATAAGTAGTTATCTAATGAATACATTTCAATCGTCTTACGACAATAGATTACAATCTTGGTATAATTTACGCAATCAAATCAAAAACTTTGATTTATCTCAACAATGTGTGGAAATTGACAAATGGTGGCAATATGCCCCATTAGTCAACCACTATCTACACCCAATTGATTTACCCACTTGGCCCGGTCCTTGGGAGCTTTTGGTAGAAAACACCTACTGTACGCTTGCAAGAGGACTAGGAATGTGCTATACTCTACTATTAATGAATATTACTGATATAGAGTTTGTGTTAGCTACTGATAGTCAAGGCAATGACACATCATTAGTCTTGGTAGACAACGCAAAATATATACTTAATTACTGGCCTGGGACGGTGATAAGTAATAATCTACAAGATTTTAAAATAGTACAACAATTAGATATAACAATAATTAATAAGAAAATAGGGTAAAATATGAAGATATACGTCACCAAAAGAGATGGGACAAAAGAGCCATTGATGTTAGAAAAATGGCAAGCGCAAGTGGCAAAAATATGTGTAGGGATAGCTGATGTTAGCCCTTCAATGGTAGAGATAAAATCACAACTACACTTCTATGATGGGATTTCAACACAAGAAATTGATGGAATTACATTACGTGCGGTAGTTGACTTGATTGATGTAGAAAATAATCCAGATGTAGGACATACAAACTATCAATATGTAGCAGGTAAACAACGATTATCTATGCTTAGGAAGGATGTGTATGGCAATTACGAACCTCCCCGTCTGTATGATATCGTAGTAACTAATGTGGCTACAGGATTATATACACCAGAATTACTAGAATGGTATAGTGAAGAAGATTGGAACAAGATGGATGACATGCTTGACCACTCTAAGGACGAGCAATATAGTTATGCCGCCATTGAACAATTGATTGAAAAATATCTAGTAAAGAATAGATCAACAAAACAAACTTATGAAACACCTCAAATTAGATACATGGTTGCAGCCGCTACAGTCTTTCACAAGGAAGAACCTAATAATGCCCGTATGCGTTATATCAAAGAATATTATAATGCAGCCAGTGATGGGTTGTTCACTCTTGCTACTCCTGTTCTCGCTGGTCTTGGCACTCCTACTAAACAGTTTAGTAGTTGCGTACTTATCCGCAGTGACGATGATTTGGACAGTATATTTGCTAGTGGAGAAATGATGGCAAAATATGCTAGCAAACGTGCTGGCATAGGTTTAGAAATTGGTAGACTACGACCATTAGGATCACCTATTCGTGGTGGAGAGATTATGCACACCGGCATGATACCATTCTTAAAGAAATGGTTCGGTGACTTAAGAAGTTGCAGTCAAGGAGGTATTCGTAATGCAAGTGCTACTGTATTTTATCCCATTTGGCATCATCAGTTTGATGACCTTATCGTACTTAAAAACAATCAAGGAACAGACGAAACTAGAGTCAGGTTCATGGACTATGGGGTTGTTCTTAGTGCATTCTTCTGGAGACGATTCAAAAACAAAGAACAAATAACATTCTTTGATCCTAATGAAGTACCTGATCTTTATCAAGCATTCTATAGTAATACAGAATTGTTTGAAGAACTATACGTTAAATATGAAAAACGTAAAGACTTGAGAAAGAAAACAATGTCGGCTGAAGAAGTATTCAAGTCAGGCATTCTTAAAGAACGAACAGATACAGGACGTATATACTTAGTGTTCGTTGACAATGTTATGAAACAAGGACCATTTGATCCTGAGTATCATACAATTTACCAGAGTAACTTATGCTGTGAAATTCTTTTACCTACTAAATCCTTTAAACGTCTGGATGACAGCGATGGTCGTATCGCTCTTTGCACATTGGGCAGTATCAATTGGGGTGCGTTCCGTAACCCAGAAGATATGCGCCGTGCTTGTCGCATATTGCATCGTAGCCTCAATAACATTCTTGACTATCAAGATTTTCTATCCATTCAATCTAAATTATCAAACGATGAAATCAGACCTCTTGGAATTGGAATCACTAATCTTGCCTACTGGCATGCCAAGCGAAGTCTCAGATACGGAGAAAAAGACGCATTGGCTGAAGTCAAGACGTGGATGGAACACTTATCCTACTATCTAACTGAAGCAAGTGTAGAATTAGCACAAGAACGTGGTCGTTGTGAACATAGTGATAAAACACGGTATGGTCAAGGTATCTTCCCTTGGGAATTACGTGCTAAAGGTGTTAACGAATTAACAAACTTTGATCCTGAATTAAATTGGGAAGGACTACGTGCCATGATGCGTAGTCATGGTGTCCGTAATGCTACACAAATGGCTGTTGCTCCAGTAGAATCAAGCAGTGTAGTAATTAATAGTACAAATGGTATTGAAATGCCAATGAGTTTAATTTCAGTTAAAGAAAGTAAAGCAGGAAGTTTTGTACAAGTTGTTCCAGAATATCATAAGTTGAAGAATAAATATCAATTGATGTGGGATCAAAAAGACTGTGATGGTTACTTAAAAACAGCGGCAGTGATTGCGGCTTATGTGGATCAAAGCCTGAGCACTAATACGTTTTATAATCCGGCACACTTCCCTGAACGTAAAGTCCCAACAACATTGATTGCTAAGAACTTGATGCAGGCACATGTTTGGGGATTAAAAACATTCTACTATAGCTTGATTAACAAAGCAGGTAGTAAGAGTCAAGATGAAACTGTATTAGATTTGCCAAGTGGCTTTAATGATATGGATGAAGAAGATTGCGAAGCATGTAAGCTTTAAGGAAAAACAATGTCAAAACAACAATACAACTTAAACACTAAAACAGATTATTTGAATAGAAAAATGTTTTTGGATCCGGAAGGTCCCGTAACCATTCAAAGGTTTGAGGAGGTGAAATATAAAAAGATTGCAGACTTTGAAACAACGGCACGTGGTTTCTTCTGGGTTCCAGAAGAGATTTCATTAACCAAAGATGCCAATGATTTCAAAGATGCATCAGATGCGGTTAAACATATCTTTACTAGTAATCTGTTACGTCAAACAGCACTAGATAGTTTACAGGGTAGAGGTCCAACTCAAGTGTTTACTCCGGTAGTATCCTTACCTGAACTAGAAGCATTGATGTTTAATTGGGGATTTTTTGAATCAAATATTCATAGTAGGTCATACAGTCACATCATTCGTAACATATATAATGTACCCAAAGATGTATTCAATACAATACATGATACAAAAGAGATTGTTGACATGGCAAGTAGTGTGGGTCTTTACTATGATGAACTACATAAAGTTAACTGTCGCAAAGAGTTAGGGCAAGATGTAAACGAGAAAGAACACATCAAAGCAATTTACATGGCATTACATGCTAGTTACGCATTGGAAGCATTTAGATTTATGGTATCATTTGCTACTAGTTTAGCAATGGTTGAGAACAAAATCTTTATTGGTAATGGTAACATTATCAGTTTAATTCTCCAAGATGAACTTCTCCATAAAGGTTGGACTGCTTACCTTATTAATCAAGTTGTAAAAGAAGATAGTCGTTTTGCACAAGTTAAATCAGAATGCGAAGTTGAAGTCTATCAACTATACCTAGATGTTATTAAAGAAGAAAAAGACTGGGCTGATTATCTATTTAAGATGGGCCCTGTTATTGGATTAAATGCAACAGTATTAAAAGACTTTGTAGATTATACGGCCGTAGGTGCATTAAAAGAAATTGGCATACGATATAATAGTCCATCGCCAAAGAGTACACCTATTCCCTGGTTTAACAAGCACTCCGATACCAGTAAGAAACAATCTGCATTGCAAGAAACTGAATCAACAAATTACGTTATAGGTGTAATGAGTGAATCATTAAACTATGATGACTTACCAAATATTTAAAAGGAAATAAAATGAAGGCAATTATTTGGTCTAAGTACCATTGTCCCTACTGCGACCAAGCAAAGGCGCTATTAACAAGTAAAGGTATACAATTTGAAGAACGTAAGATCGGAGATGGATATACTAAAGAAGAATTGCTTGAAGCAATACCGTCAGCAAGAACAGTACCACAAATCATTTTAGATGACGTACTAATCGGTGGTTTCACCGAACTCAAACAAAAATTAACAGAAAGTATCTAATGAAAATAACAATCGAATCAAATACAGTATATACATTTAAGCTTAACTCGGGAGAAGAACTTATAGCTAAAGTTGTTCAATCAGGTGGGGAATTTATTCATATTGAAGAACCAGTATCTATTGCCCCTTCACAACAGGGAATGCAAATGATTCCAAGTATTTTTACTGCAAATCCGAAGGGTGAATTTAAGCTAAATACTACTAGTGTTGCAATGTATGCAGAGACCGATGATAGCATCAAAGACAAGTACCTAGAAGCAACAACTGGCATTAAGGTACCTAGTAAAAAAATCGTATTGGGATAAAATGGCAAAGTTAAGTCGTGTAGGTGATACAAATCAGGAAGGTGGCGCAATAATGCGTGGTGCCGATACTGTATTTGCTAATGGAATTAAAGTTGGATTACATGTTAGTTCTATAACGCCACACGCTCCTTGGGCCAAAAAACCCCATCCACCTCATAAAGCGGCAACAACTACTGATGGTAGTCCAACTGTGTTTTGTGAAGGTGTACCAGTACTCAGAGTAGGGTCAGGAAACAGTTGCGGTCATAGTATCGTACAAGGTAGTCCTGATGTGTTTTGTCCATGAGCGATACAGGAAAACAAAGCCCATTAGGCGTTAATACATTAAGTTCATTATTACAAAATATTGGATTTAATATTAACCCTATAATGATTGATTATGTAGGTAGCAGTAATAGCGTTACACAATACACACCTGGTAGTATTATTACTATCACTTGTTTATTACCGTTAACATATGCTATCAAAGATGCTTATACTAGAGGGCTAGTTAATAGCACAACTTACAATAATCTAATTGCAATTGGATCGACCTCAATTCCCGGAATGGGTAATAGTCCTCCAACTACTTTTAATTGGACAGGATATCCCAATTGGGCTAGTAATTACACATATACTAATTCAGTAACACAATGGGGTTATACCAGATTATTTGCATTGCAAGCATATAATGAGTTTAACTATAATAGTGGGTTGTCATTGGGCCCAGATAAGTATCAAGATTTTCTATCTGGCTTCATGTCAAATTATAGTTTTATCGAATATAGTAATGATGCTATTTTAGCAGTAAATAATTCACAAGACTTTTTAGATGGTACATATAGTAATATAGACGATCTAATTACAGGTGATATTACCGGGGTAAGTGTAGCAACTACTATATTTGGACAAGATTTAATTACTAGTGGTAAAGCAATTAGTCTACAATCTATTGCGACATTTGGTTTACCCAGTAATCTATTAATGACATTACAAAAAAACAATTGTATTACTTCTTCAGTAAGTCTTGCATTAATTGCTAGTGGTATATCAGTATCAGAGTTGAGTGAGATAACATCATTAGCTGTACCTATATCTAAAGAACAAGAACGTAAAATATACGGTGCATTTGGTATTATATTAGGACAAGATTTGAAAGATGTATTAGTGTCATTAAATTGTAAGACAGTTGGTTTGGAATCACTGGCTGATTTGTTAAGTCCAATAAAGTTGTTCCCTAATAGCTATAAAACCTTAACAGTTCCTGTGTACAATACAGTCGGTGGCAATGCTAATAGTAAAATATATTATCCTATATATGTTAATGACGGATTGAATAGTCAGTTAGGATCACCTACAGCGCAAAATGGAGTAGTAAATTAATGGCTGGCTTCTTTCAAAATCTCAGATTAGTATCAGAGCGTAATGATATGGATGCTCCAGCTAGCACTGCATATGAAACTACCACACCTAGTACAAATGTTGCACAATCTAGTACTGAACAGATAACACCTGAGGGCACGCAATCTAACGTCTTAACTATACAACCCATACCACAAGGGTTTGGTGCATATTTAGATGGTATATTACCACCTGATATTGCCAAAGCAGCCGGCGCATTTAGTGTATCAATGCAACAGATTAAAAATATTTCAAGTGTACCTATTGAAAAGTTTGCACAAGTAGTTAACAGTTTAGAAACAACTAAAGGATTAAATGTTAATGGTACTAGCGTTCCCACTGATACATCATTAGCAAGTCAAGGCTTAGCATTAATTGCATTAGGTAATGGACCATTTGGTACATACACCATGAGTAATTTTTTAGGATGTATGAGTGGATTACCTTATCTTGGTATTAATATTCGTCAGCTTATACAACAGTTAGAAACACCTACTTTGTATAATATATATAAAAATCTATATTTAGCGGTTACTTGGTCTGCGGCTCAAGTAACAGTTGACTATGATACAGAGGTAATAGAATCACCTCCGAGCGTTTTTACTACATATTACACTGTGACCGGAGTGACTGTGGATAACGAAGGAGGTGGATACGGTATTAACGGGGCATTAGCACCTACTATTACTATTACCAATAGTGGCGGAGCATCAGCCGTAGCTTTAATAGGAACAACTTACACTGATATTGGATTTAATGGTTCTGGAAACTACGGCAGAGTTACCGGCGTTGCCTTTACTCCAGGCACTGCAACAACTTCTGTCCCGTCAGTAACTATACAGACCCCCCCGATAACTTATGGTAGTACCACTAACCAGCCGGCTGGTACTACAGGTTGGCCTGGAATGAATACTGCTGTCCAACTTTACATTGATGCCGCAAATGCAGAGATACAAGTTATAAAAAATGCTCAGCCAGCCAGAGCACAACAATTAATTACTAATTGGGAAAATACCGGACGATTGTTGACAGTGGAACAACGTGCTATTGCAACAGGAATGGCTTTACAAGTACCTTTAGCTGACCCTGCAATTGATAGAGAACCCACATTAGCTGGTTATCCTACAACACAATATTCTTTTGTAGATAGTATTCCTAGATATGCTACATTTACACAACCGCATATGTATTCACAAACATTAGAAGCTATTTCTAATTTAAATACTGTTGGCGGTAGAAGTCTTGTAGCTATGTTGCGTGAAGCACGTAATCAGGCTAGATTGCAAGAAGCAGGAATTCCTTTAGATAACAATATAGAAAACAAATTAACTAAAACACAAGAAGCAGAGCTAATAGGAAATGGTATATTACCTAATTCAGTACCTGCCTCTAATGGACTTATTCCTTACCCAACGCCCGCACCTTCTACTAATGGAACTTTTGTTGATACTGTGCCTGCAACATTATCAACAGAGTTGGGCAATACTGATCCGTATGGTTATTATAACCCAACTAATGAGCGTTACTATAATACTAATAATAATTATTTAGGAAGCGGTCAAACCAATAATATTGGTCAAATCAATGTCGGTGGTGTTGGTCAATTAGTAGACATAGGTGAAGCAATTGAACCAGGCAGTTTTGCTGGTTCAAGATATAGCAATTTAATATCACCTGAACTATCGGTAATATATGCGTCTGACATTTTATTACCTGCAACTTATTCTGTACAAGAAGCAATAGACGAAGTAATTCGTTGTAATTGCGATTGTTGGGATAACATTTAAATCTCGTCATACGAGATAAACAAAAAGGATAAATTATGAATCTAAGCCAACCTATTAAAATTTTAATAGCATTAATATTTGTAACAGTGGTTCTAACTTTTGACAAATTGACAACATCAACAGAACCTAAACCTGTAGAAGAACCCAAAGTTGCAAAAACGGTAGATCCAAAGCAATTAACATGTATGGCTAAGAATATATTTTATGAAGCAGGTAGTGAATCATTAAATGGGCAAGCGGCAGTAGCACGTGTGGTAATGAATAGAATAGCACATGGTTTTGGCAAAGATCCCTGCGCCGTAATATATCAAACATCATATGTAGATAAACTTATAGACGATGAAATACAAAAAGTAAAACTATGTCAGTTTAGTTGGGTATGTGAGGGAAAAAGTGAGCCAAATAAAAACAGCACAAGATATAAACAAGCAGAACAAGTAGCATATGATGTGCTAGCACATGATGCATATACTGATGTAGTGCCAAAATCAACACTATTTTTTCATAATTTAAGTGTAGATCCATTATGGCCTTATAAACAAGTAGCAAAGATTGGCAATCACATATTCTATAGTAAGGCTAAAAAGCCTACCCAAAAGATTATAGTTAAATCAGAAAATGATATATAATATCTAATGTCAGATAAATCAAATTCAGCAAATGGTGTTAGTAGTTATGATTCCACCACTACTGGATCATTGATACATTTTTTTAATCGTAATGTAACACCTTATCCCACAGAAAGTAGTGGGCCCAAGTTTGATTTAGTTCCTGTAGAAAAGCATAAGGACATTATGCTTAATGTTGCTAGACTACATGCTAAACAAGAATATGATAGAATCATGGAACTAGTAACTGTATTACAGAAACAAGCAGAACAAATTAAACATAGATTAGATTTGACTGATATGGTACATGCCGCTAAGTATGATTTTCAATTAGCAAATGGTAATATTTATTGGTTGTTATATGACCACAGAAAACAATTTACTAGATTGAGTATTCACGGACCCAATGATTGGTCTGGTAGTAAGCCAGAAGATTATGAATACTTAGCAAGAGTTAAATGGTTGGGTGATCACACTTGGATAGAGGTAGAAGATGATAAGTAGTAGTCCAGAACGTCATACATTTCAACTTGAAGGTGCAAAGAAACGTGCAGAAGAAGATGGAAAAGAACTTCCTGAAATTTATACTAACATGTGGAAATCAGCCAAAGAACAAGATGAAGCTAACATAGTAGATCCTGAGTGGCAAAAAGATAACATGGAGTATGATTTACGTAGTACTCAATGGATAATAGACAAAGTTAAGGGTGATGATGTTTACGCCCAACATCTTTATGCTTCAATGTGTAACAACGATTTTACTAAGAATGATGTATGGCCTATATTAACTGAGAAACGTTGGAGTTGTAGTTGGAGACATGCTGGTGGTATTATTGCCGACATGCAAGAAAAGGGTGATTACATTGATTGGTATTGTTCTGGTATTAGAGATAATAAAATACTAGATGATGATGAATATCAAGCATTAACTAAAGAACAACAAGAATATTACATACAATGTAAGAAGTTTGTTCCTGAAAGTGTTGTAACCGGCGAGATACGAGAAGATTTATTAAAATTAGGCTGGATAGTAGTAGATAATGAGCCTGAAGCATACTAAATACAATACATATAAGGAGAATATATCATGTTAGAAACATTATTTTGGTTAGTACTAGGTGCATTTATTGGTTGGAATTTCCCTCAACCTCAGTTTGCAAAGAACATACAAGCAAAAATATTCACTATTTTTAAGAAGGATTAATATAATGGCATATTCAGATAAAGTAGTTGACCACTACGAAAACCCACGAAATGTGGGAACTTTTGATAAGGAGGACACGCACGTTGGGACTGGTATGGTAGGAGCCCCGGCGTGTGGTTGTTGGAGATGTAATGAAACTCCAAATAAAAGTAAATAAAGAAACAGGAATTATAACAGATGCCAAATTTAAAACATATGGGTGTGGGTCGGCAATTGCTTCTTCAAGTCTTGTCACAGACTGGGTCAAGGGTAAAACATTGGATGAAGCAACATCCATTAAAAACTCCCATATTGCCGAAGAACTCAGCCTCCCCCCAGTCAAAATCCACTGCAGTATCCTCGCCGAAGACGCCATCAAAGCCGCAGTAGAAGATTATAGAAAGAGATATAATGGCCAATGAATTAGCAAAATTTTTAAACTCACAACGCCGTCATCGGGATGAACTAGCAGTTAAGAAACAAGTTAAGATAGCAAAAGCACACGGATTAACTACGAAAGATAAAGTAGTAAAAGAACCTCATCGTTTAGCAAAACATCATGTTATGGATTGTGGTAACTCACAATGTCCCTTATGCGGAAACCCACGTAGGACACACAAAGATACATTAACAGCACAAGAGAAACGATTATATCAGGATGTTGAAAAAACAACAGATAAACACAGTAATGGTTTAATACCAACTGAAAATTAATAGACACACAAAGGAGAAACTATGTCAGAAACTATAACTAGCCTACAAGGGGCACTAGCCGGCGAAAGCCAGGCACATGTAAAATATAAATATTTTGCAAAAATTGCACGTGCTGAAGGGCATGAAGATATTGCAAAACATTTTGAGCATACAGCAGACCAAGAACTATTACACGCTTGGGGTCATTTAGAATTGCTTATTAAGAAACCAGATACTAAACAATGTTTAGAGATGGCAATTGAGGGTGAGACTTATGAGTTTCAAGTCATGTACCCTGAGTTCCGTGAGATTGCAGAATTTGAAGGTAATTTACTTGCGGCAAATGAAGCACAACATCAGATTGAAGAATCACAGCGTCATGCTAGTGAGTTCCAAGAGATACTAAAAAAAGCTGAAAAGCGTTTTGCGGCACTTGCTAGAGTAGAGAAGCGCCATGCTGAAGCATATCAAGCTAAACTTGATGAACTAACAAAGGGAGCAGTATAATGGATCATGTATGTGTAATTTGTGGCCATGTCCACAATGAAGAAACAGAAGGAAAATGGGATGAATTACCAGAAGATTTTCCTTGCCCAGAGTGCGGTGGTTTTAAAGTTGATTACGAAACTATTTAAATTAGATTTTAATATTGGCCATACGATTGATAATTAGTAATTGTTATAAAAAATATTTAGAGGGTATATTAGACTATCTAGATCAAACGGATTTGATATTGAATTTGTTATTTTGTGATAAATAATCAAAAGGATTATTATGTTGACAACCGAAACTAAAAACTTAGCTGAGATTAAGATAATTATAGCTGATTTATTGACAAACCCAATTAATCAAGGATTAACAGTTGGTATTGTGGATCCAACCGATTATCAGAATATTACGGGATTGGAGAATCTTGCTGACTCGGCCAACTATAGTCATGTGTATTTTGTCGGTAAAGTAAATGATGAAATTGTTTCTATTTCTGCCGCAGGCAAATTTATTGATCCAACTACACAAAGAGTTAAAATTTTACATAGACTAAACTATGTAAGACCTGATCTTCTTAAAAAAAACATAGGTTCATATTTGCTAAAGCAAAAAGCTGATTATTTTCAAAACAATAATTGGAACGAAGATGAGGATACAATTCATTTTGCTTATACTTTAATTGATAATGAAGAAGATTTCTTTTCTATTTTAAAATGGGATTTATATACTGTAAATGAACACACTAATCAAGTATACGTAGGTTATAAGACAAGATGGGGACAGTATAAAACTATTTTAGATTCTGTTATAGAAATAGTGTAATTTGCATCACTTATAAAAAAGACCCAATATTGGGTCTTTTTTTAATCCTAAAAACAAAATTAATAAATAGACATAGAATAATTAAGGAAAAATATGAATTTAGCAAATGTAGGATATTACATTCCTGACGTTCCTGCTCTATACCCAAACGATATGGAAAAGTTTTGGGATATGTGGAATAACAACAAAGAATTGCTAACCAAAACTAAAAAAGATAACGTTGAAAATAGTGCAGGGAATGACTTAAAAACTTTATACGAAGATGCAAACTTTGAAGGAATGATTACGTATCTAAAAAATGACAACTACCTAAGAGGTAGTACATGGAAACACAACATAATTTTGGAGCCTAGTATTTGGCATCCTTATGTTGAAGCATTGGAAGAAAGAATGCCGTGGTATGAGTGTCACTCTGTTATTCTCTGGGCAGCCATCAAGCCCGTACTATATCATATAGATCCTAGTCCACTATGGCCAGGTCCGTGTGCAATTAGAAGTTTAATATATGATGATAACCCCAGCCCAACATTTAAATTGAGACATGGAAAAAACGGTGAAGAACAACATGTCCCTTATAATAAAGAGAGAAATACTTTTGCGTTCAACAATATGAATTTTTATCACGGTGCAGATTACAATCCTAAGCACTATAAAATTTTAATGAAAAGTTTTGGTAAAATAAAATCAGCCGAATTGTTGAAAAAACAGATCATGGAAACAAAAGAAAAGAATATGCCTATCTGGGAAGTGAAGGATTCTGTAAATGAGTGAAATCACTGAAGATTCTTTGATTTGGACTGCGTTAGATGCACCTAAGTTAGTACCGGCAAATTGGGATTTGTTCTGGGAGCAGTGGGATAAACACGCCGGCGCCAGTTATATCAAGGGCTCTGATCCTGTAGGAAATAAAGATTCTAAGTATGCTAAGACAGGAGTGCGTACTGCATTTTTTAAGGGAATTAATTTGTACGCAAAGGATGAGAAAGATTTAGTAGACGGTAGCTGGGAATTACCGTACTTAGACTACAAAGAAATCTTTCCCAATCTATTAGATGATATTTATAAAGCAATGCCTTGGGTAGAAGAACTTTTAGTGTGCAGATTGTGGAACAGTGTTATAGATATACCTTACCACAGTGACCATACATTAGAAAATGTTGCACTAAGAGCAATGATATATGACGAAAATTCAAAAGGTACTTTCAAACTTTGGAAGCCGGGTATTAATAGAACTTATGTCGATTTACCTGAAGAAACAAATTGGTTTGTTTATAACAACGCTAAGTGCCTACATGGTTCTGATAAGACAGACGGTGTTAACAAGATAATATTGTTAATTGTTCACAAAACAAAAAGTAAAGAACAAATGATAGAGCACTTTAAGTCTAGTGCTGAGAAGTATCCCGAAAGCTTTCTTTATTATCCTTAATGCGATAAACTATTCTTAATTTCTCATCATTTGATAACTTACTCCAGTCTTGTATTTCTTCAAGTGTTCGTCTACAGCCAATACAAACATCATCTTTCATCTTACAGATACTTTTACAAGGACTGGGTATTAATTTTTTATGCATAAAAATAAAGTGACTACTTGGGTAACTGATTTTACTCTTGATGATTCATACGAATCATTGAGAGAAGAACAATACAGTAAAACCCATAGATTGAGTAAAAATTACTCTAAGCACCATGTGTCAGAAATCAGTGCTAAAAGTATTTATTACGGCAGTGATAGTCAGCCAAAAATTGTTTGTAGCATATTACATAGACCATGCTGGCCTAATGGAGTATACAGAATACTAAACAGACTTTGGAAACCTGATATGAACACAGGACCAACGTTTGGTATCGATGAAGGTTTTGGAGAGTTAATAAAAAGTCAGGCAGCATGGTGTTTTGAAAACGGGGCAAAAGGTGTGTTTATGTCCCGAGAGACAAAGCCACATTGGCAATCATGGGCACAACCTATATTTGTTGAACAAACAGGAATAGAGTTCTATGCCCCTACACAAAAGTTTTTAACTTGCAACAATGAATGTGATGATTCTTGTTGGCAATACATTCTTTATTATGGTGACAATAGCTTACTAAATACTTGGAAGCAGGGGGTGTAACATGGAAATACGTAGATTAGGGGTAGACGATTATCATCATTTAGAAGAAATTATTTCAGTACGTGCGGCAACTAAGAAGTTTGTAAATACGTTTATGAATGATGACAAACCAGTTACAGAAGCTGACGAGGAAGAATACAAAACTAGATGGCTTGCAGGGATGCAAAAATGGTATTTGACTGATTCTGCTACACATGATTTATACGGTGCTTTCTCAGATGACGGGGTATTACTAAGTTGCATGTCCTGGCGCAGTGATTTACCGAGTCAATGGAGCGACGGTTGGGTCGTGGGGAACTTAAAAGCAAGACCCGGTCACTCATTTATGACTAACGGTATCTTACAATTATGGAAAAAGATGTTTGAAGTGTGTGAGAATAAGGGACTCAAAAGATGGCATATGCTAATCATAGAGGGCAATAGAAACAAATATCAAGCTATTGCTGACCGATATCTTAAAGATATTGATGATTCTTATTCATATGAATGGACATTTATTGTTCCACCTAATATGCAACCAACCGAAGACTGGGTTTGGGGAACGATGGGTAGAAATTTACTAAATAAAGAGATAAGAGTAAGAACAGGAACCAAAAAATGAAAACTAATTTAACCGTCAAAGATTTTTTCAAGATTACATTCGCATATAAAAATTTATGGGGCGGTATAATTCCAATGCATATTGCCGGAGTTTATGCTGTAGTTAGTGCAATTATGGGTGATTGGTCTGCGATTAATTGGCTGTATCTAGCACTAGGGTACTTCTGTTTTATGATGCTAGGTATCACTATAGGTTATCATAGGTATATCAGTCATAAGTCATTTGAGACATACGCTCCGGTAAAATATATTCTACTGTTCTTTGCTATGCTAGCGGGTCAAGGCAGTCCTATTTTTTGGACAACTACTCATAGAGATTTGCATCACCCATATAGTGACGGTGAAAAAGACCCTCATTCTCCCAATAAAGGCATCTTCACTAGTTGGTTTTTATGGTTATGGAAGATAGAAGAATCTGATATTGAACTAAGAAAAATAGTAGATTTATTACGTGATCCCGTTTATGCATTTTGTCATAAACACTACATGACATTGTATTGGATCGGAAACTTAATATTTGCACTTATTAGTATTGACTTCTGGCTTTGGTTTGTAATTGTTCCTAGTGTAATTGCATTTAACAGTTATAGCCTAACTAACTTTTTAACGCACATGCCTAAATTAGGGTATAGAAATTACGACACTGATGATAAGAGTACAAACACTTGGTGGTTATTCCCAGTAGTGTTGGGAGAGTGCTGGCACAACAACCATCACGGTGACGTTAAGGCATCACACTTTGGTAACTTACACTTTTGGGAAATGGATCCGAGTGGTGTTGTTATCAACTTAATCAGAACAGATAAAAGATGAGTGAAATAAAAATATACAAGGGTGATGTTCCAATTAATAGACCTTGCCATGCATGGGTTGAAGAAAAATTTAAACTAATAGAGAAGATGAACAGCCTTACCCCTAAGTATTCGGGTAAAGATTTGATAAGGTAATCAATGATTGACAAAGACACCTTTTATTTCAAACATGTGGATGTTCCTTGCATTGAAAAAGAAATTGAAAATTTTAAAAAAGTATATTACATTGCTGATGTAGCTGAATTTAGGAGAGTAGATAACATAAATCATGTAAGAATTTTAATGCCTTCTGTGTTTACATGGTTTGATGAACATAAAATTGAGATAGATAAAATTTTTGTCATAAGTAATCTACCCGGTCAGATGCAGAGAAAACACATTGATTATGACGCTCGTAAATTAGCAATTAATTTACTATTAACACCTGAATCTAAAAAAGGAATAACTAAATTTTTTGAATTAAAAGATCCCAATATAATACCTGAATTGTTGTTCACCGAAGATACTAATCTACCGTATTCTAAGTATAATGACAGCGACTTAATACCTGTTACATACTATAGTATGGAAAGTCCAATCCTACTCAATACTAACAAAATACATAGTGTAATGAACATTACAAGACATCACAGGTCCGTTGTTAGTTTTAGATTTAAAGAAGATCCGTGGTTTTTAATTGAGGAGCAAATATGAAGGGTATAGGTGAAAAACCTTTTGTTGATTGTCAACATGTCATTGATACTGAAACACTCAAATCTTTGAATTTAGAGATTTGCTCGGGTATTGCATTAAGCAGACCTCAAGCAGGCGTGTATGGTCCGGGAGTAATTGATGAGAAAAAATATGGAAGTTTCTTGTCGCAGAAAACAAAAATGGCGTTTGATCCTATAATAGAGGAAAGCAGATGGATGCAAATGGATCACGACCAACAAAACACCTTTTTGAAATTGTACAAAGACTTATACAATCCAAGTTCAACTGTATACTTGCGTGAAGCTAAAAAAGATGTAGTCGGACTAGTCGCATATAAAAACAAGATGAATCCTGACTATTTTACATGGAACAATAATATAGACTACTTTCCAAAACTTAAAATTTGGTTAGACAGTTTAATAGGTACTGTGTTTGAACATTATGGAAGAATATTGTTCTTTATACACGAACACGATTGCCAACTGTTACTGCATCGGGATGGGGTATCATATTATCCCCACAATAATGAATTTGTATGGTTAAATCCAATGGGTAAGAAAAAATTCTACGTGTTTGATGAAGACACCCATACAAGACATTATGTAGATTCTCCTGCTGTGTTCTTTAATGATTTAGATATGCACGGAGGAGATGCGACTGGATCTATGACTTGGTCATTAAGAATTGATGGTAAATTCTCAACAGAATTAAAAAAGAACTTAGCTATTCAAGGTATAGAAAAATATTAATCGTTTGCTTCAATGATAATTGAATAACCGGTACCGGATGTTTCGAGCCATTTTTTCTTTTCTTCATAATGCTCTAACATCATATTCTTAACGAATAATGAAATTTCTGGATCAGTCTCATTGATAGTAATCGATGTAACCCAGTTTATAGACTCATCTTCTGGTTGATACTGTTCTGCCTTCAATTCAAAAGAGCCAAACTTTTGCATGGCAGTAATAGTTTCATCAATTGTTTGACCACCTGTTTCAATTAAATGTTCTACTGCTGACTTTAGTTTAGATGGGTTTGTACTACTAGGTATTTTTGGATTCCATCTTGGGCCACCCCTCCAGACAACTTTAATCATTTGTTTCCTCCACTTCAATTTTCATTTTAAAACCGTCACCGACGGCAGTTCTACTTTTTTCAAGAATATCTACTATTGCGTCTTTCAAGTTTTCAGTCTCAACTTCAAAATGAAATACAATCATTGCGTCAATATATCTAGGATCTAAATCTTCAGATATGTTTACCGGCTGTGTACGAAGATAAGAAAGCAAATCTATCCCTACGTCAAGCGTCAATCCACCTTGTACTATTAGATGCTCTAACCCGGATTGAGTTTTTCCTGGATACACCAAACTAGGTGTATTGCTATCCCATTTTTCCCCACCGCTAAATATGTAATTGATTTTGTACATGCTAATATTTATTCTAAATATTGCTTGTGGTATTTAAACCATATAGGAAATTCTTCTTCTAAATCTTTATTTTGTATTGTAGCAAAGTCTTTAAAATATCTTGCTTGCATTGAATAATTGGACCTAGCAAACGCTAATGCTTTTTTGGCATGTTGTTCTAATGCAGGATGTTTAATAATATCACTATCCAAGTAGTGTTTTATATATTCTTTGTCAGAGTGCCATAATGCTGCCATGTCAGTAAACGCTAAAACATTGTGCAACACTTCAATCTCATGTGGTAATGTCTTTAGATAGTCAATTGTATTTTGAAATGAAAAGAGATTTAGACTTTGCAAGCAAACATTTGCATAATATTTGCTGGTTTTTAGTTCATCCATATATCTACATAAAATACTAATTTTTTCATCCCAGTTTGTAGGCCAACGAATAAACTGATCTTCACGACCGGTTGATTCTAAGCTGAATCTAAATTCTACATTTTCAATGTGATTCATCAACTCAACAATCTCGGGATCGTATATAGTTCCATTTGTAACTATGTGTAAAAACTTTATCGGAGTCTCTTTGGTAATTAAAAATTTTAGAAAGTCTTTGAATTTAGGATTAAAAAAAGGCTCACCCCCAGACAGTTTTATAGAAGTTATGTTTGAACACAATTCTTTAAGTTTTTCATATGACGCATCATTCTTAGTCCAATCTAAGTTGTCAAATATGTTTAATTGTCTTTTATATAATTGGCGCTGGCCCTCATCTTCTGTTATTTGAACCATTTTCATTCTAGTAGACTGTAAGTTAGAACTTAATGAAGGAGCACACATCGTACAACTCAAATTACAAAGATAACCAAATTGCACATCTAAGAATTTTAACTTTGGATTTTCTATATATTTTTCAAAGTCTGTGTCTATAGTATCATTAAATATTTTTTGATAATGTTGTCTATAACTACTAACACCCAATGCTTCTTGTGACCAACACCTGCTACATTCTGGCGTTGCTGACATAATGTTATCGTACTGCATTTTGGATTGCAATTTTTTAATAGTATCAGTGGGCCACGCAATATCAGCGTCATCTTTGATGTTGTCCCATTTTACCATGCTTACATCCATTTGATTACAGCAAGCTCTAATTACTCCACGAGGAGATACACTTAACGCTGTAAATGGTATCAAGCATAACTTTGAATCGTTGTCCATAACATATTTAGTTGAGCAGTACATCCTAAATAAATATTCGTATGAACTACATCATCAGACCGCTTGAACTAAGAGACCTATCCATAATGGAAGAAAAAATAAAAGAATGCAATACATTTAACTTTGCTAATTCTAGGGCATCTATGTCAAAGGAAGACTATTTAAAATACAGCACAAATTTGTTTCATATGGAACGGCATGTAATACATGGATGTTTCTATAAAGATGAATTGACAAGCATGATCGCAACGCATGAGTTAAAGATAATACCAAGCTATATTATTAAAAACTACAAAGTGTTTAGTCCTTCTGGATATTTTTCCCCTAGAAAAAATGGTTGGAATTTGTTGCTCACAGCAGTGATAGAATATTTTGAATCTAAGGGCTTCTACTCGTTTTATGCAATGCAAGGAGCAGATGAAACTAGAAATTACAATATGAGAAAGTCTGTTGAAATTTTGCAGAAGTATGAGTACACAATTGAAGAATTTGTCACGGCAAACACAAGGTCGATATATGGTTTGCACGACCAAACAATGTATTATGGAAAGACAATTTCAGTGGATACTATTGTTAACCGTTATACATGCCTACATGAGCATAGATTAGTCCAACCAAAACTTTGAAGTGACTCTTTTTAATTTGCACTCACCTTCCATATACTTCCTGCGATGCGGTGCTTGGTTATTATCAAATATAACAAGATCGTGTAACTCCCACTCTACTGAAACTTTGGGTATATCTGATCCGTTGAGTATGTTCTCGCAATAATTTTTAAATTGTTTCAAGTCTATACCATTTGCAAAGGACATTCTACTATCGTATCTAAATAGCAACCTATCAACATGCTCACAGTATGAGTAAACTGAACGAATAGTTTTTGAAGGTCCAATTTTATATTCAGCTAACACCTGAGGTGTTAGCTCGGGGAACTCTTTAATTATCATGTCAGTCAGATATTTTATATCTGCAAACTCGGTTACATTTTTAGAATCAACATGAGAACAGTATAGTGACCTTATTGGTAGATATGGATTTTTTAAATATGTTTGATCCATGTGCCATCCCATTCTAGATGTTCCTAGAAAATCATTATTGTGTAGGTTTATCACGTTCCTGTTACTAATGTCAGTGTCTGTATACGGAGCTTGCTGTTGCACAAAGTTCTGAACTGGTCCAAACTTTTCCAGAATCTTGATAATGTCGTCATTGTTTAAAGGTGTTCCTTTAAATAACAACACCCCGTGTGCAGTTAACAATTCCTTTAAAGTCTTAGATTCAATATCTAATGGGGATTTGTGTAGGATAAGTCCAAAAGTATTCATGTGTTAATCAAGTGTAATGGGTTGTTAACAAATCTAATAGATAAACTAATTCTTCTTGTGTCTTTTAAGTTGTAAACTCTATGTGGTTGAGAAATATTAAAAATTACTGGTTTTTCTAAATCATAAAAGCAAATTTCAGGAAATACATCTGCTCCTTCATATACTGTATAACTAAGCGCACCGTTAAGTGTTTTGAATTCTTTACCTTCAGTCAACGGTACTAAAAACTTAGTTTGTGTACCTGCGCAGTACTGCATATTCATGTTTAGTGCAAGATATGATTGTTCACTACATCCATCTTTGTGTAAATATCCCACAGTGTTTGGTTCTAATATATGTACAGCAACTTTGCTTATTTCTAATCCTTGAGTTTTTATCCAGTTATAAAATATAGGACAATAGTTAATAAACTGTTGAACATCATCAAGCAAAGCAAAACCAGGCTTATTAATCTTTTCAACCTCTTTTAGTGTGTAGTGTCTAGTTTCGGTTAATATAACATCGTAGTTGTCAATTGAGACATATTTGAAATAAAAATTATCCATCATTTAGTATTTATCAACCACTTTAGGTCATGATAAATATACGAACAGGAGAATCATGGCTAATTTAATAATATGGAATTGTCTCAACGAGGACATTAATGCGTCTAGACCTTTAGGTGCTCATCAATTATCAGGTTGGTTAAGAAGTCATGGATACACAGTAAAAGTAATTGATTTTTGTCACGCACTATCCACCGACACACTAGTGTCATTGACCGAGATGCACATAGATAGTCAGACAGTTGGTGTAGGCGTTAGTTCTACGTTCTGGAATAATATCAATGATGTAAATAGAATGGACAAAAATTTTAAAAAAATGTCAACTGATAAATTTTTTGAACCTGCCTGGGTGATAGATGCAAGATTGGAAATAGAGAAAAATCATAATCTAGAATGGTTATTAGGCGGTGCAAGTGTTACTTACTCTCAGTTAGGTTACTTATCTTCTAGATTTAATTGGGTTAAGTTTTATGGATATGCGGAAGATTCGGTGTTGAAATTTATGGATGAAAAATCTAATAAAACAATAACTAGAAGAATATTTGATATAAAAACACAAACTAATTGCTTTTATGATGATTTAGGTTTAATGCCATCTGAGACATTGTCTTTAGAGTTGGGAAGAGGATGCCAATTTAAATGTAGATTTTGCACATACCCAATGATTGGTAAAGCAAAAGGAACTTATATTAGAGACCTATCATACGTGGAGGAAGAACTATTATTTAACTACGAAAAATACGGTATTACTAAGTATGCAATAATGGATGACACTGCAAATGAAAGTACAGAGAAGATAGAAGAACTTGCTAATATAGCACAGAGATTACCATTCAAACTATCATGGGTTGGATACAATCGGTTAGATTTAATTGGCTCACAACCTCAGACCGTAGACTTATTAAAGGCTAGTGGGTTAAAATCTACATTTTTTGGAATAGAATCTTTTCACCCTGAGGCAAGTAAGATTGTTGGTAAAGGTTGGAATGGTAAGCGAGGCAAAGATTATATAGTAGAATTGAACGAACGGTGGAATTATGAAATTTCAATGACATTATCATTTATTGTTGGACTGCCGTATGAAGATGAAAAATCTTTGGCAGAAACACATGAATTTTGTATTCAAAATAATATTTCTTCTTGGATATATTTGCAACTGTATATGAACAAGAACTTTGCACAAAGTGAATTTGAAAAGAACTTTGAATCATATGGCTTCTCATTTCCAAATCCAATGAAAAATGACTATTGGGTAAACGATTTGTGGACGCATGAAACTGCTATTAAAAAAGCACAAGAGTTAAATTATGAACCAAGAAGAATGGAAATGGTAAAACCCATGACATGGTACATCCCAGTATACTCTACATTAGGTTATGACTTTGATGAAGTAAAGAATATGCCGGTTAAACAAATTGACAGAATAGATTTGGCCAATAGATTCAGTGCCTTCGTAGACAGTTACGTGGAAAAGCAAAAGAAATTATAAATTGTCTTTCCAGTATTCTGCCAAACTAACTCTGACATCACCCTTGTAGCCAAAGAGTAGACATTCTGATTTCTTTAGGTTGTTATCACTACATAATTTATCTAGTCTGTCTGAATAGTTAGACCACCAGTAGTCGCAAGGTATGTTGTTGATGATATGAGTAGCTAACTTGACTCCTGACAAATTCACATATCCCAATGAGTTAAGAATAGACAATGATGGTATTTCATGCTTGGAGAACAGTAATCCTATTCTATTGTAAGGAATAGCTAATGTTTTGCTAAAACTTACTGACACCGTTTCAAAGTCTGAAACGTCAACTGATATAGGTCTCACTAAACCCAAGTAAGCACAATCTAAGTGGATTCTTGTAGGGTTGCACTCTTTAGCAAAGTCTAGTTGGGTAGAGTCTCCCCAACTATATCCAGGCCAAGATACAATTATATCTTCTACTTTTTCTGGTTCAACTAATTCTTTGTGACTTTTTTTCATCTGATTGTGCCAATATGCATAATAAGAATAGTCGCCTTTTTTCCAAGTCATCTGACTTTTAGACAGGGAAAAGATAGTATTGAGGCTATCAGTGTTACCATTCATTACATAGACGAACGGAAAACTATCTAGGTTCTGTAGCCAATCACTAGACCACTTGATGAACGTTTCTTTGAGTGTGTTGACTGGACCTAATCTTTCAGCGTAGGTTAGGTCTTTGTCATATGGACTGTAAACTTCAGGTCCTGCTTGACTTATGATATCTAAAATTTTAGAATCTCTGATGGGTTTGATAAGTTTTTTGTAAAAGTCGGAATAATTCATTACTGTAGTTTGATAGTAATATATTTATTGAATACTTTTGTTTACTAATTAAACTTCGGGTAAATAGTTGAAAAAAGTGTTGACATTAATACCTACTTGTGCTATACTTCAGCATGAATTGAAAAAAGGTGTAATTTTTACACCCAGGACTAAATAAAAGACTATGATGAATAAAACTTGTAACATGCTGAAGCATATCGGACAGTGGCTAACGTTAGCCAGTGTATCCTTTGTACCAGCATATCCAACAAGTATTCGCGGTTCAAATGATAACCAAGAGAGAACCCCGGGGACTAGGTAACAAGTTAACATCATAACAATTTTATCTAACCCCTGGGAACTAAGAAGTCTCAGGGGTTTTTGCTTTTACAGAGAGGAATTTGACAATAAATGGATGAACAGATAGAATACAAAACTTCTGAAAACAAACAAGATTGGTTTAGCAATCATGTTTTGACTAAGGAGCAAGTAGCACAGTTGATAGAAGATAAATTTCAACGTGCTAGAGTCCATTATGAGGCTACTAAGAAAGTCAACCGACTAACTTATACTGATTGATGACAGCGTGAATAGGCAACGAGAGCCGTAATACAGCGCAAAATGTATAGAATGGGCGGACAGTATATATGAAAGCATGGAGACAACATGTTAGTAAGACTACTGGGTAGGGTATCAACCCTATCATGTCGTGTATTAATACACGGCATTCTAAAACATATCTAGTGGAAAATAAGGCCAAGAGGGCAACTCTGATGACTAGGGTGTACTATGTATGTTTTAGAATGCGACCGTAACTCAGTGGATTAGAGTACCTGTCTACGAAATAGGGAGTCGGAGGTTCAAGTCCTTCCGGTCGCACCAAACATACGGGACCATAGCTCAGTCGGTAGAGCAGCGGACTTTTAATCCGTTGGTCGGGCGTTCGAACCGCCCTGGTCCCACCATATATATGGAAACGTGGTCGAGTCTGGTTTATGGCTACAGTCTTGAAAACTGTCGATCCGAAAGGGTCCGTGAGTTCGAATCTCACCGTTTCTACCATGGTGCTTGTCGTCAAGCGGTTAAGACCTCGGATTGTGATTCCGATATACGTGGGTTCGAATCCCATCAAGCACCCCATGGATGTATAGCACAGCGGTAGTGCATCTCCTTCATACGGAGCAGGTCAGTAGTTCAAATCTACTTACATCCACCAGTTTCAGCTTCATAGCTCAGTTGGTTAGAGCACCGTCTTGATAAGGCGGGGGTCCTGTGTTCGAGTCACAGTGAAGCTACCAAATTTTAAGGAGACAGCAATGAATTGGAATCAATCAGTAGAAAAACATAAACAAGAAATTGAAGCATGGACACATTTATGTAATGTGTACAAGGAGTCTCTTTATTAAAGATAAAATACCCCCTTCGCCAAGTTGGTCTAAGGCATCGGATTTTGATTCCGACATTCTGAGGTTCGAATCCTTGAGGGGGTGCCAGTTACGGGATAGACGATAGGTTCGAGTCCCTGTCAATCTAGTCATGGTGGGGTTAACTGTGATGACACTATAGTATGATTGATGGGTGTATAAACTTGCCTATACGAGACAATCTAGCGAGGCTTACTAACAATAAGATAGCTAGGCTCCCTCTTTTATAGGGTCCTTAGTTCAATGGATAGAATACGATGCTTCGAACTTCGGGATGCGGGTTCAATTCCTGCAGGACCCTCCAACAATGATTAAATACAAGTAGTGATAATAGCAGAAAAGGAGTACCACATGGCTGTTCTAGCACTAGATATCTCGGGAGTTCCCCGGCAATGGATTTCATATGATGACGCAATTACTTACCAAGCAAAAAATGCCATTGCATGGTCAATGGGTAAAATTGTAGCTAGATATCGAGGTGGTGTACAGAATGATGGTACTGAAAGTTACTTAGAAACAAACAGTATTATTGCTATCAAAGGTCATGGATTCAATCCATATAAACACTCATGTGTGGCACTAACTAATAAAACATTGTTTGGTCGTGATAGACATGTATGTGCTTATTGCGGAGAACATTTTCCAAACTATCATCTATTAAGTCGTGACCACATTGTCCCTAGAAGTAAGGGCGGTGAAAACACTTGGATGAATGTTGTTACAGCATGTAAAGATTGTAACAGCCGTAAAGGTCATAAGAGTTTGAAAGAAGTTCGTATGGAATTAATATATTCCCCTTACGTACCTTCACATTATGAAAATATGATATTACAACATAGAACTATTTTAGCTGACCAAATGGAATATTTGTTAGCAGGAGTACCCAAACATTCTAGGATTTGGCAGAATTAGATTTACAATTCCAATCACCTTGAGAACATAACTTATTGACAAAAAAGTTTAGATATGATATACTCTCTATAAATAAAAGTCGCCCACATAGCTCATTTGGTAGAGCAACGCACTTGTAATGCGTAGGCGCCGTGTTCGAATCATGGTGTGGGCACCAAAATTATTCTCCTATAGCTCAGTCGGTAGAGCGTTTGACTGTTAATCAAAATGTCCGTGGTTCGAGCCCACGTAGGGGAGCCAAATTTATGCATAAAATAAAAATATTCAGTCATATCATTGATACACCAGATAGTTTGATGATTTTTAATCATCAATTTTCTTTGCTTAAAGAAACTGGTTTGTTAGAATTAGCAGATAAAATATATCTATGTGTTAATGGTAAGCTGGCTATATTTAATACAATACAAGAACTAGCAAATCAATATCATAATGTAGAAATGATACATACTAGTAATAGTATTGAACACTATGAATATCCTACATTAAAATTTCTTAAAGAAACTATTGATAATGATAGTGATTCTTATATTTTGTATTTTCATGTTAAAGGTGCTAGCAAAAATAACGTTAAACCAATACACGACT